CGGTGAATGATGCTGCAGTAGCGCAGACGCGGCGGCAGAATCCGGATAAGATCGAGCGATGTTAAAGAATGTGGTTATATTCAATGCGGTGGCACGGCAATAGCAGATGAAGTCACTGATTCAGGTTATGCTCTAAAAGCCGTGACCCAACTGTTCGCGCAGACGCGTTTATACTGGACAAAACATCCTGGATGTTCGGAGGAGTGAAGTCCTTCTTTCCATTTGTCTTGAACTTAATGGTTTTTAGTTGAATCGTACGTGTGATGGTCGGCTTTGCCATTCCATAGCTCCAAGTGTCAGTGTGTATCTACTCACAAGTCTACATGATACTCTGAAATGCGACACTTAGTGTTTAATCTCCCCCACAATCGTTTAACCCTTCCTTATCCCGGCATCCGTACCCCTTCGGGTAAAAACGCCTCAGAACGGCTCTCAGGCGGTCAGAGGTTGCTGAGGATTTCAGTCTCCAGAATGTCCAGGATGTCGGCTTCGTCGTCAGCATTGAGGCCCAGAAAGGGCCGGGCCGGGATATCGCCCCAGGGGATTGGCCGGCCGCGTTTGTTCTTGCCGATGGCCCCCTTCTCTGCCCCGAAGAACATCACCGGGGCGTAGACCTTGTTGCTGCCCACTTGGGCGAAGTCTTTGCCGTAGTCGGATTCGATGGAGGCTGCCAACTGTCCTTTCACCTGCAGGATCGATCCCGGCCAGTGTCCGGCTTTCTCTCGGCGGGCCTTGGTCACGTCTGAAAGACCTGCCCAGGGTTCGCCTGTTGCCGGGTCGGCCTCTTCATCAAAGGCGCGCTCGGCGGCGCTTTCCATCTGGGCAGCGATCAGCGCCATCGGCGCGCTCAGATCATCCAGCCGGTTCAGCAAGCCATCGAGCACATCCAGTACCTGCGGGTGGTTATGACTGAGGTCGAGGGTGGTGGCCATGGGGATCTCCTGTTTCTATAATGAGTGTGGGCGCTCTGTACGCATAATGGTAATGCGGTCGCTCCGGCCTAGCACCGGTAGGATTGATGCAGGTTCGATTCCTGTCAGGGCGCCCCAACCCTCTCCTGCAGCACTTCGTATACACCCTGATTTTGCAGCGCTTCTTTTGGCACCTTGAATGCGTTGATCACCACGTCCAGTGGCTGCGGCTGTTTCTTCAGCTTGTAATCCAGGCGCATCACGACCTTGATCTTGCGGTCATCCTCCGCCGGGTACACCAGTATCAGCACCTGATTATCCGCTTCCCAGAGCACTGCCTCGGGTTCGTTGATCATCTGCGGCAGTCGCTTGAACTCGTCAGGCGTCAGTACGATATCGTCACGGCGGTGCTTCTCGCTGTCGGCGTGGACCAGCTGCTTTTCACCCACCACCATCAGGCGACTAGGCTCACTGCCCAGCCGTGCGGCAACAGCTGCCGATACCGCTTCAGGCATAAAGCCGACAGCCTGCACAGCATGACCGGGGCGACGATCCTTCAGCACGGCTTCGGCCCAGTCGGCAAACTGCTGGTGTCGCAGGGGGCTGTTGTTCAAGGTTTGGATCAGCTGGCTGCGCAGCTCGATGCTGTGTGCCTCGCCAAGTTTACGAGCGATCGCCACGTCTGATCCGTAGGCAGCGGTACCGGGGTTGTAGGCCCAGCCCACGTCCGGTGACATGGTGCGCCCATCCGGCAGCTTGGCCCGCATGTGCGGCACGCGGTACACCTCGCCGGTGCGCTCATCAAACCCGGCATCGGTTTCAAAGGTCTCGATATAGCCATCGCCCTGCTCAACCTGCAGCCCCATCCGCTCCACCTGGCGGGCGGTCAGCATGCGAATACGGCAGCGACAACCCCAGCCATTCGGCGGATAAAGGTATTGCCAGATGGGATCATCCCAGCGGAACACGCGGCCGTTCAGTGCGGCATGGCTGGGCCGTGTGCGGCCATCCATCACGGCCACGTACATCCAATAGGGGTGGGTGCGACTGGACGCCAACTGACGGCGGTGGCGGCCCGCCATGTAGGCGGTCTGCAGGTTCTGGCGATAGATCAATTTGAGCCGGTGTGGACTGCCCAGCTGAACGTTACGGGCAGTACCCTGCCCATCCACCCAAGTCTGTTTACCCCACCAGCCCAAGGCCTTGAGCCGTGGTGTTAAACGCTCGATAAACTGGCGCTCGGTGATGCCTTCGGCTAACGCCTTATCCACTTCGTCGCGGATGCTTTCCAGCACATCCATACGCATCGCCTTGGCCACGGTGAAGGCCTTGGCGTGGGCACCGGCCCACACCTCTTGCCAGCGATCGGAGATCTCATATCCCTTGGAGCGAAAGTAGCTGACGGCGTCCTTGGGCGTCATGCCAAAGGCAGCATTGAGATCCACGTCAGCCATTGATCATGCCCCAGAGTTCGCCCACGAACAGCACCTGGGCCAAGCGCTGCTGCAACTGGTCGTCTTCCAGATCCGGCCACAGCTGATCCAGGGTATCGCGCAAGGCGTCCGGCCCCTGCTCGGCTTGTGCCATGATGGGCTTCAGGATGCCCAGCATCTGTTCGTCCAGATCACCGGCCGCCAGTTTGTCCAGGGCGTCTTCAATGGCCTGCTGATCCGGGAAGGCCTTGAAGCTGTTGTCCTGCTCACCTGGCAAGGCCAACGCGGCTACAGGCATCACTGGCTGTCGGGTAGCACCGACTGGGGCCGGTGCAGTCTTGGGACGCAACACCTCTTCATCTTTGCCCGCCTTGGGGATGCCGCTCTTTTCGTGGAACCACCAGGCGGGGATTCGGGCCCCCATATCCACGAAGGTGGGTAAAGTCTCCGACAGGTACTTCAGGTCTTCTGTCTCACCGGTATCCAAATAGAACCGGGGCGCACGTTGCACCTTCTCGATACCGAAGTTCATGGCGGCCATCGGCCAGAGGATGTCGCGGCGAATAGTGCTGGCGTACTGACGCGCATCCGAGCGGATCAGGCTGAGCTGGCCGCGCTCATGTACGTTACCCAAGGCGTTGGTGTTGGTGCCCTCGCCGGTACCGCTGGTGAGGGTGCCCCCCAGGATCGCCTTGGCCTTGGCACGCTCACACCAGTCCATCATGATTTTGTAGATATCGGCACTGGCGCCCTTGCCCGCAGCCTCCATGAATTCGATGCTCATGCCATCGGGAATAATGCCGGCCGCATCCTTGCCCATGCTGACCACGGCACGCAGCAGCGTGGCTTTCTCTTTGGGAGAGGCATTCTTAGGGAACTTACCCACCCGCGCCGGCAGTCCGTAGATTTCCAGCAGCTGGGCCAGATCACCCAAGGCATAGTTCTGGAACAGGTAGGGCCAAACCAGCATGCGGTGCAGGCCCATGCGGGCCACATAACCACCCTTGGCACGATGCCGGTGTTGCACCCAGCCCAGTGGCCACAGCTCGGCACCTGTCGCACTGTGATCGCGCAGGGTGAGCTGGTTTTGGTCATCAGGGTGCAAGCGAAACCAACTGTGCGGGCACAATTCGGGCTGCTCGATGTAGCGCAGAGACCCATCACGGGACCAGGGCAGTGACAGGTTGCTCCAGCCATGGCCGATGCCTTCGCCCAAATCAAGGATCAGGTCTTCCACCTCCAGCCCACTGAACACTTCAATGGCATGGTCTGTCGCCTTGCGCTCTTCTGCGGTCGCGTTGTCTGGCGGGACAATCTGCCATTCACGCTCGGCAGCCAGCTGGCGGCGCTTGCCCAAGTCGGCACCGATCTGGGCGTCTTTCTCTTCCATGTCATCGAACAGCTCGTGCTGGGCCTTGATGTCACCCTGTTCAGCCGCTTCGAGGATCTCGTACAACTTGGCGGGGGTCAGCCCCTTGCTGGGATGGTTGGCAAATTCGCGCTTTAATTGGCCAATGGCACCACGGCCTGCGCCGTCATCATCGGTCTGCTGTTCGTCCAGGGCCTGGGTGTCGGCGCCGAACAGGCGGCGCACCAGAGTGCGGACATTTACCATGCACCACCTCCAAAGTCAGTTGAGTAGTCGTCGTCATCGTCAGTAAAGGTTCCACGCTTCGGAACCGGTATGAATTCGCTATGCCAATCGCCTACATGGTTCAGCGCGGCAAAGTTCATCAATGCTCCGGCGATCGCTCCGTCACCATGTCGAATGAGCTCTGCATCCTTGAGATCTTTTCGCTCAATTTTTGGCACCATCGGGATACCATCGACAAACTCGACAGCGCGGTGATCGTCCTCCAGGGAAACGTCCCGTGGCAGGGTGATAAAGCCATCTTCAAACAGTGAGATGTACTTACCCATCCACTCTCCGTACCAGGGACGGGACAGCGTGATTTCATGAACCGGACCACCACTGTACTGGTCGGTGTCGGGGTTCAATTCGGCGCGACCATAACGGTCGCCCGTGTACTCCATCAGCGTTTGACCCGGACCACTGGCGTCACCGGCGAAGGTCCAGTTCTTGAGACCATCAAGCAACGCCCAGAGGATCTGTTCCTGTTGACGGGTCGGTGCGTTTGCCATTTCGATCAGGAATGGCACCTCGCGCCTCAATTCCTGGTCAACATGTGCAGGCGTGATGACAGAGAAATGGCGATGACGGGCAAAGTCCATACCGATGGCCCAACGCTTGTTAAAGCGCGCTGACACATCCTCAATCAGCGGCAGCAGGTTCTTGGCAATCCAAGTGGCACACCAGACTTCTCGCTCATGCTCAGAGCGGCGTGGGAAGTCGTCATCAAACACGATACGCAAGACGGGCCGGATCTCAGGCATCGCACGTTCAATCCATACGGATGGGATCGCCGAACCGTCACCGTCTCGGGGAATAACATCCAGCTCTTCGAGCATGGCCGCTTTGCGGGGGCCATAGGCTGAGCGGATTGCTTCGTACCAGGTACGCTTCCCTTCCAGTGTTGCGTCACGCCCATTCATGAAACAAACACGCTCGTACAGCCCGTTGGCCACGGCATCATCGAAAGTGATACGTATCACGTTGGCACGCTTACCATAGCGCCCCGCCTGAACATCGGTTACAAGCTGATTAAACGCGTTCTTCTTGCCGCGGTGGGTAGACCATACCCGGATTCGGCCACCCCAAATCAGTAGGGCAGTGGCTGATTCCAGCACATGGGAAACATTCTTATGCAGCGCGGCTTCATCAATATTCACGTACCCCTGCAGGCCGTGGATATTCTCTGGCCGGGACGACAAGGCGGTGATGCGAAAGCCACTGGCAAACCGAACTCGGAAGGCTTGTATATTGCGGCTAGTCCCATCTTCCAGCTGATCAACAAAAATGTGCTGTTCGATTCTGGTTGCCTGACCATGTGCCACGATCTGCGCGAATTTGCCGCAGTAGCCTATGAACTCCAGCCCTTTCTCGCGGGTATCCGCCATATACCAGATATCGGCACCACCGGCTTCTTTGGCAGATGCAGCCGTAATGGTGTCAGTCAACGCCTGAGCGAATGTAATACCGGTACGTCGCCCCTTCTCACAGACGGCGATATCAAGATCCTGCTGCATCCGTATCCAACGGCTTTGATGCAACATCAGCACACCATCGGCGAGCGGGTTGAAATTGGCCGGTATCTGGCGTGCCCTTTCGGGCAGTTCGTCCCATTCGACGACACGCTCGGTATCGGGCAGAGGTGCAGGCATCGCCATCGTCACATCCCCATCAGCACTTTTTCGCGCCAGAATTTGGCATCATCGGCAGACAAGCCTCGCTCCTGGGCCGCTGAGTCAACCCGCTCGGCCGCGTCACGCAACGCCTTTTCACGGGCGCGGCTTTCAATTTCTCGCTCTCGCTTCTCATTCACGCTGGAGGCCTCCTCCAGGTGCTTGATCGCCAGGGAAAGTTCCTTCAGCAGCTTGGGCGGTATCGGGTCTTCGCCCTCGCTCATGTGCAGAGCGGTTTCAAATGCCATGGTGCGGGTGAATTCGTTGAGCAGCTTACCCACCTGCCCCTGGGGCTGGTTGCCCAGTTTGCCGATCCACATGTCGGCGATCTGGCGCGACTGGCGCATCTTCTCGCCGATGGCGTCCATGCGCTGGCTATAGCGGTTGACTGCGCTTTTGCTAAGGCGGATCTCGTGCGCTTCCGCTTCCAGCAGTGCGTTAACCTTCTGGGTGGCTTCCAGCTGGTTAACGGTCGGATCACGCAGCAGCTCATGCAGGGCGTCGCGGATCTCGGCGGGTAGCAGGTCGATTGAGGATTTACGGGCCATATCAGGCTCCCGGCCCCGGTCGTTTCACACCGGGCACCTGGGCGCGGCCATTGGCCACATCCAGCCCGCGTTGGGACAGAGTCACCACCAGCACGGAGTTCATTTCATCTACCTTCACCAGATCCTGTTCGGCGAGCCACACAAGGTCGGTATGCAGGCGGTCGCGGCTGACGGTGTGGCCGTACAGCTCGATGCCGCGCTGAAGGATGGAGGAGTTGGCGCGGTAGTCGGAGTCCTCGGCCAGCAGGCGCAGGATCACCAAGCGGCGGTCTTCCTGTTCAAATTGTGCGAATGCCATCTCAGGCCCCCTTGTTGTTCATGAGGTAATCGTGAACCCGGTCCACGGTGTTGGTGACGCGGTCCAGCTTGCTGTCCAGCCCGGCGAACTGGCTGCGCAGCTGGGCGATATCGTCGTGGGTCGGGCTGTGGCGCAGGTGTTCTTCTGCTGTGATCAAGCGGCGCTCCAGCATCTCCTGACGGTCGGCCATCTGCTTGATCAGGTTGCGGTTGTCGCTGCGGCCGCGGTCGATCCAGACGAAGATCATCACGCCGATGGTGAAG